ATCTGTTCTGATGACACGTGCAGGATTATACATGACCGAATGCCAATACAAGATTGATGAAGTTGTGGATATAGAATGCAAGGTGAACTTGGAACTGTTAGATAAGTTTTCTGCATCAACATTTAACATGATGATCAAAGCAAAGGCAAAGGATTGGAACAGGTTAAAAACAGGATTTGAAAAGGCTTGTGCTGCATCTGTGCATCAGATAGATGCAATCAGAACTTTAATTTCATTTGAAAAAGCGAAAATGTCAATCTTATGAACGATTATCAACTATTACCACCACAGGAACGAATGCTTATTATGGCGAAAATTTATCACCACATTTGGTATTCAAACGATAAATATTCAGAAATGTTAAGTATATTAAATCAATGGGATGAGAACCCAACAAAGGAAGCTAAATTTTTAAATCAAATAACAGATGGAACAGAACTCACAGAAACCGAATTATGTTAAAGGAATCTATTTAACTAAAAAACAAGGTAAAAAGGGAGAATACCTTGAGTTATCTATTAAAGAAGGAGAAACATATAAAAAATATATATGTATGCTATTCGATAAAAAAGATAAATATGAAAATCCCATGTATAATATTTACGAAAAAGCTAAAAACGATTTACCATTTTGAAACAGACCGAACCAACTAAAGCACTTACGAGAAATTTTATCCAATCTATCATCAAGGATCACTACGAAATGATCGGTAAACTTGAAAAGCTATTGGATCAGTTTCCTGTCATTGAACGAGTATCAAGGCACAAACGCAGACCTGCTGAAGAAATAATCTTTGCGGTTAATGAAGTATTCAATACTGACTGCATGGAATATACACGAAGGCGAAGGGTAGTAGATGCAAGGCATTGTGCGATTTATATGCTTAGGCAGTACACAGATTTAACCCTGAAGGAGATAGGTGAAACGATGGCATCGAATGGTCATCATACAACAATCCTACATTCGATAAGAACCTGTAAAAACCTAATTGATACAGATGAACATTTTGCTGAAAAATACAATCAGGCTAAAATATTAATCGAATCAAAATTGCAGGTTATTTAGTATCTTTGTAAAAATGGTGGTGGCTTCATCATTTATTAAAAACATTAATGATCCTAATGGGTGCGGAAAAGCCACTTCCAATCCCGTTAGGGTTTTTTATTTATGAATACAGGACAGATAATTAAAAGCAGGACAACCGAGAGATTCACTACCCTGCCAAACGATGTGATCAAGTGCAGGGAATTAAGTTTGGATGAGAAAGGCTTGTTAACTTTTCTTTTAAGTTTACCTTCTGATTGGGTTATTTATAAGCAGAATTTATACAATAGTTTACCCGACAAAAAAGGATCAATAGATAAGGCATTCAGAAACCTGCAAAAGAATGGTTACATTTTGAGTGTAAAGGTACACGATCCGAAAACAGGTAGGTTTATAGGTTGGAATCATGTTGTTTACGATATACCTGCCGACATTGATAAAAACCGACAATCGGAAAACCCGACTTCGGAAATTACCGACTTCGGTGAAAGTGCTCCTATACTAAAGACTAATGTATTACAAAAGACTAATATTATACAAAAGACTAATAGAATACAAAAGCCAACACTTTCAGAAGTTGAAGATTATTTTTTAGAGAAAGGCAGTACAATACAGAAAGCCAAACAGGCATTTGATTATTACGAGGTTGCCGATTGGCATGATTCAAAAGGTAAACCTGTAAAAAATTGGAAACAAAAAATGTTAGCGGTTTGGATAAATAATTCGAACTTTAACAATAACTTTAAAAAACCAACTAAAATAGAAATGTATGAAGAAACATTCAGCAGAGTCGCAGCTGCTCTTAAAAGCGAAGAACAGTCCAAAAATGATGGATTCGGATTCACAGGATATATTGAAAATAATAGGTAAAGGATTGGTTTTACTTGGTGTGAAGGGTGATCGTATTCCATCTGATTTTGAATTAAGTTATATGTCAACGATGATGAAGGCTGATTATCCTAATTTACCAATCGGTGAATTCAATCTTGCTTTTGAACTATGTGCTAAAAATAAATTGGATGAAGTATCAGAAACATTTCAAAACTTTTCAGTCCTTTATCTGACAAGGATGCTTGGATCGTATGCAAGATGGGCACGTGCAAACTATCAACCTGAATACATACCTGAAACAAAACAGATCGCACCTACCGAAGTTGATGAAGATGAAATCCTGAAAGATTCATTTGAAATCTACAAACGAAATAAAGATTGGGAACATATTTTTATGGGGTTGCGGTGCTTTAAAATAATTTATAAACGTGGATTGGTTTCTGACTTCGAAGGCACTCTGCAAAGAACAGAAGAAGCTATAAAACAAAAGTTCAGATATGCGGATCATCAGGAGAAAAAGCAAATGAAAGAGATTCTTGAAGATGATGAACAGATGGAATTAAATTGTCGCAGAATGGCAGTTGCTGAATATTTCAAAACTTTAATGTAATTTTATGAAATGTAAACTTTGTGCAAGGCACTACACAGTAACGGAACATAATGGCAAAAGAGGTCAAACAGAATGCCCACATTGCAGGTTCAAACCTGAAATTTTCAAGGGAATTGTCAGCAAACGAACTGACAAGATGGGCAAAGGAATATCTTGCCACAAAAAAAGTAAGGCTGAACAGAGTGAACAATGTTCCTGTTCGTAGAAGAAAGGGAACAGTAGAAAAGGGATGGGCAGATTTACAAGGTTATAATTCAAAAGGAATTTACGTAGCGGTTGAAGTTAAAAAGATAGGTGATAAACTTAGTGATGAACAAATTAAAAGATTAAATGATGTAACGGAATGCGGAGGTGAAGCATACATCTGCACACAGGAAGGTAAAAACCCAAAACTGATAGCATGGACAGAAATGGGATAATAGCCGAACTGTGGTCATCACCTGATTTAAACCAAGCACTTTCAAACATGAAGCCTGTTGAAATGCAGGAAGATTTAAAGAGTGAATTGTTCCTGATAATATGCGAGATTGATGAAAGTAAACTTATTGATTTATATGATAAAAAGCAGCTAAAATTTTATATTGTACGGATCATGTTAAACTTAGTTCAATCATCGAAAAATAAGTTTTATAAGAATTACCGAAACTTCGAGGAATATAACGAAACAGAAAAGCCTGATGAACAGTATGAGCAGATTGAAGTAATGGAGTATATCGAAGGATTGTATTGGTATCAAAAGGAAATATTAAAACTGTACACCTTTGACTTTAATAAGAACGCAAAAGAATTGAGCAGACAAACAGGCATACCATACATGAGCCTGATTCGCACATTAAACCAAACTAAAAAAGAACTAAAGAAAAAAATCAGGCAATGACGGCTAAAGAATATGCAAGATATTTTTGGTTGGGCTTTTATGAAAATCAAGTGTATCATAAAAAAGATATTTCTAATTCTAAAAAAGATAGAGCAAGAAAATCAGCATTGTTTGCATTATATGAAATGAAAAAATATATTGATATGAGAGCAGTTGATTTTATAGATGAAGTAATAAATGAAATTAATTTAATATGAAACAAGAGCATAAAGATTATCTTGAAGAACATATCGGCAATTGGCATACAGTTGAGAATGGATATGTCAGAAACATAGACATGAACATTCTGAATATGTATCAGCACATTTACAGAGAAAATCTTGATGCTCAATTTCAATTAACTGCGTGGTGTAGTAGTTGCGTAATGGATATGATTTACCGATTGTACAAATATTATTTCAGTTTACCACAGGAAGAAGTGCAGCAGCTTACACATCAATTAACAATTAAAAAAAGAGGCAGACCTAAAAAATGAACATACTTGCAATCACATCACCGCAATCAGGTGTAGGCTATCACAGGATCATTATGCCTGTTGCACACATGAAGAAAGATTATGCTATGATTACTGATATGTTATCACCTGAAACATTCGAGAAAAAGTATGACATATTTCTGATGAACAGGTTTTTGGTAGGTGTGTCTTTGCAGAATGTAAAAAATTGGAGAAAGCAACATGGATTCAAATTAGTGGTTGACAATGATGACTATTGGCAACTTGATCCAAGTCATGTATTATTTGAACGATACAAGCAAAACGGAATCACAGATAAAATTATTGATTACATCAGGGAAGCTGATCTAAATACTTGCACACATGAAAGGTTGGCTGATGAAATTTACAAGTACAATAAAAACGTGGAGATTCTGCCTAATGCTTTGCCTTATGGGGAAGAACAATTTTTGGACAATAAAGTCCAATCAGATAAGGTTAGGTTATTTTGGGCAGGTAGCGGAACACACGTGCCTGACATGAAGATACTTGAAAACCCTATGAAGCGAATAGGGCAACTACCTGTACAAACAGTCATTGCAGGTTACAATGATGGGGAAAAACATATTTGGAATCTGATGTGCCATTGGTTTACTAACGGATTAAAAACTGACTACAAAATTTACAGATATACGGACACAACAAGATACATGGCAGCTTATGCCGATTCAGACATCAGCCTGATTCCATTAGTTGATTCAAAGTTCAATGCAATGAAGTCAAATTTAAAGATATTGGAAACCGCTGCTAAAAGGAATCCTGCGGTTGTATCAAATGTTGATCCTTATTTAAACTTACCTGTACATTATGTAAAGAAACAATCTGATTGGTATAAACACGTAAAGGATTTAGTAAACGATCCACAGATGCGGATTGAGTCAGGTCAGAAGCTATTTGAATACTGTCAAACACATTACAACTTTAAAGAGATAAATAATAAAAGATTCGACATTTATAATAAACTGATTCAATGCCAGTCATTAAATGCAGTAACGGAAAATACAGAATAGGCAACGGATCGTGCATATACGATACAGAAGAAAAGGCACAAAAGGCATGGGCAGCCATTAGGGTTGCAATGGCAGATAGTTACAATGATTACCCACAGGCAGCAAGGGTAAATGCACAAAGAGCAATAAACATCAGAGATCAATACGGAAGCAATTGCGGAACACCTGTTGGGTGGGCAAGGGCAAATCAACTTTCAAATGGTGAAAACATAACAAGGGAAACCATTGCAAGAATGTCAGCATTTGAAAGACACAGACAAAATTCAAAGGGTGATCCCAAAAAGGATTGCGGAGCGATTATGTGGTTAGCATGGGGTGGTGATGAAGGTATAGCATGGGCACAAAGAAAACTTAAAGAAATAGATAATGGATAAGAATAGCGTAACGTTGTGTGTGATAACTTTTTTGTCAAAGATCATGGCTGATATATCAGTTAGCGACATTGGGAACTTGGTTACAATCGGAGTAGGTATAACAACGATAGTTTATAACGTTTATAAGATTAAGCACGAAAAGAAAAAATGAAGCAATTCTTTACAGAGAACAATGATAGGTTAAGTATGAAAAGATTGTGCGGTTTTGCCTGTACAATTGCTCTTTGTATAAAGGTTATTCATACTCCGACTGATGCACTTGTTTATACATTGGGTGGAATTGCTGCTGCTGCTTTAGGATTTACAACTGCTGAAAAGATATTTAAGAAAAATGAAACTGTCTGAACATCTTGAATTATCGGAAGTGATTCGTTCTGAATCTGCCAAACGCAGAGGCATTTCCAATATGCCAACAAAAGAACACATCAAAAACCTAAAGCTAATAGCTGAAAAGGTATTCGAGCCTATACGTGCAAATTTTAGGCAGCCAATACGTATAAGTAGTGGTTACAGATCACAAACATTAAACGCAGCCATCGGTGGTGCAACACGTTCACAACACAGTACAGGTGAAGCATTAGACATTGATATGGATGGGACTGCACTTTCTAACAAAGAAATCTTTAACTTCATAAAAGAAAAGTTACCTTTTGATCAATTAATCCATGAATTTGGCACAGAAGAAAATCCTGATTGGGTTCATGTGAGTTACAGAGCAGACGGTAATCAGAGGAAGCAAGTTTTGAGAGCCATAAAAGAGAATGGCAAGACAAAATATATTCCTTATAAATGACAAAAAGAAGGCGATTATTTTTCGACATCGAAACGAGTCCGAACATCGGATTGTTTTGGGAAGCAGGATATAAAAAGAATATTGATTATTCCAACATAATAAAGGAAAGATCAATCATTTGTATTTGCTACAAGTGGGAAGATGAGAAGGAAGTTTATGGATTGACTTGGGACAAAAAGCAATCTGATAAAAAGATGTTGCAAGAATTTATTCAGGTAGCAAATCAGGCAACGGAAATGGTGGGGCACAATGGGGACAAGTTTGATTTGGCATGGATCAGAACACGATGCCTGTTTCATGGAATTGAAATGTTCCCGAAGTACACAACGATTGATACGCTGAAAGTGGCACGAAGCAAATTTAAGTTTAATTCAAATAGGCTTAATTACATTGCAGGTTATTTGGGGATCGGAAGTAAAATAAAGACAGAGTTTGATTTGTGGAAAAGCATCCTGATGGATAACGATAAGGTTGCTATGGAAAAAATGGTAAAGTATTGTAAACATGATGTTGTACTTTTGGAAAAGGTTTTTAAGCATCTGAATACGCACATAGAAGCAAAGAGCCATTATGGTGTTTTGTTCGGTGCGTATCGTGGTACTTGTCCTGAATGTGGTAGCGATGATTTAATAAGGAGTACAGTTAGAACAACCGCAACAGGAATTGTGAAGGTCATGTTGAAATGTAAAACCTGTAACAAATACCATACAAAAACTGACAAATGATACCTAAAAAAATAAACAAAATGAGCATCGAAGAACAGGAAGTGTTTTTGGTAAAGAAGCTACAAGAGATTCACGTGAAAGAAAGTATTTACAGAAGGGCACTTGCAAAGGTTCGAGGCAATCATAAAATAGATGTTTCCGAATTGGAAAGACCTGATTTACTTGAAATGAAAGATGAAGCTGCTGCTTAGAAATAGTAAACCGAAGATCAGAATTAAATACCGCAAACTTGGTAAAGAAAAAGCGTGGGGTATTGCACATTCTGATGGGTTGATCGAAATTGATCCTTCGGTTAAATCTAAAAAGCATTTGGAAATAGTAATACACGAAGTGTTGCACATACTTTTTCCTGAAGCAAGTGAACAGGAAATAATAAATAAATCAATAACTTTAACCAAAATATTGTGGGCAGAACATTACAGAAGGGTTGAACCTGAAGTAAGTCAGCCTTTACAGGATGGCAGCAAATGAAAAAGCATACACAGATATACATGAAATTTTTTGGATATGGAATCGAAGATTTTATTGGATGTGAAGTATGCGGTAATAAAGCTGTTGACATTCATCATATTGATAGCAGGGGCATGGGTGGCTCACAAGATAAAGACAAGATCGAAAACCTAATGGCGGTGTGCAGGATGTGCCATGAAAAGTATGGGGATAAGAAAGAGTACCTTGAACTATTGAAACAAACACACGAAAAATTCATTGATATATATGGAAAAATTTACTGATAAAGAATTTCTTAAATACGAGTTGGATCATGGTATCAAACTTGACAATCCGCAGTTTATGGATTTGGCAAAGCATACGATCAGCCAATTAAATGGTTACGGATCAACTGTCATTGATTATGGATGTGGAGTAGGTGCATACGCAAAGGCAGCAATTGATTATGGTTTCCAAGTTGAAGCCATTGAAAAGTTTAAAGCACACAGGGACTATTTAAAAATAAATATACCTGAACTGAAGATCATAAAGAAATTAAAGGATGTTGATATTATGCTATTCATAGAAGTAGCAGAGCACATGACAGACAACGAGATCGCAGCACTATTCGAGCAAGGACAACCCAAGTGGATTTTATTTAGCAGCACACCACATAAAGCTGCAAACGATGAAAAATGGGGGCATATAAACATAAAAGAACAGAATGTATGGGATATGTTCTTTTTGACTCTGGGATATAGAAAACACAAAGATTTAAC